ACCTGCTAGAGTGTGCAAGCTACCAATAACTTCTTGGTCGATTTCAGCGGTGATTTCTTGTGCCAAAGCTGCCATGATCTCAGCTTCGATATCTAAACCGTGCTGTGATTGTGCGTCTTGTGCAGACTCAAATGTCCAACGTGCAGACAATTTACGAGTCTTAGCTTCAACAGTTTGCTTTAAGATTTGGATAGACATTTTCTTACCTGCTTCTGCTTCTAAAGTCGCAGTAGAGTTAGAACCTGAATAGCCAGATGCCATCTTGAATGGGCTCAATGCTTCTTCGCCCGCTGTTGCTGTTCCGCCATTCTCAGCGTAACGAACACGCAGAGTATGAATCTGACCAACTGGGCCAGTCATAGGCTGTACACCAACCAATTCGTTAGCAATAACTGTAGGCATTACACGGCGAATAACAGGTAGAATTACCTTATTCAGTGAAGCTACGTTACCTGCCATTGTACTACCAGATGCTGCATTCTCACGCAACATTGCTGATTTAGTGTTTTCCAACACTGATTCCATTACTTTTTTACGGTTACCGTTTAGGCCATCGGTTAGAGCACCTTTGGTCGCGGACCAGTTTTCAAATAGGTTTGCCATTTTTTGTATTCTCCTATTAGCCTATTCCAGCTAATTTTCTTAGATTGATTATATCGGCTGATCCTTCAGTCTGCGACTGGGACTTTGAAGCTCTATCACCGCTAACAGTTCTGCTACTCTCGGTGAGCCTTGCCTTATTTTGTGGAACTTTTACTTCACCACTTTCGCGCAATACGCTAGGTAGGTATTTGTCGAATGCTCTTCGTAGATTTTCTGTTTTAACAGATTCTAGTAAATCATTCATAATTCCTCGTTGTTCCTTACCCAAAGGTGAAAGCATTTCAGAAATTATTGCATTGCGCGAAGATTTGTCACTAATGACGCGTGCTTGACGTTTTGCTTCCATAATTTGCTTATCTTTTGTAGTAAGTTTTACCTGTGCCTCGTCCAATTTCGCAGTAACTTCTGCAATCTTTCGCGACATTCTTGATACTTGAGTACCCTCTGACAATGTGCTTGTTAGAAACTCTGCTGCAAATGTTTCAAAAATCTTGCGACCGAAATTATTTTCTTTAGCAGTTTGAATGTCTTCTTTAAGAGTAGTTAATTCACCCTTAATTGTACTTTCAATGATTTTTTCAACTTTCTTAGCTGCATTCTTAATGAATGACTGTTTCGCTTCAGCGATTGCCTTTTTACCCTCTTTTGCCAATTTGACTTTCTGTTCAACTAGTGAACGTTTGTCATCATGGAATTCGTTTAGCTCTTTTGATAATTGGCCAAGAACGAATTCTTCCAATTTAACAAAATTACCTTTCTGTGACTTTCGGTCCTCTCTGAGTTCTGTAATTTCCTTGTGTAAAGTCTGTGTGATGAATTTGTCAAGAACTTTAGCATGTTCCTTGATAGCCTTTTTATAGCCAACACGGTCTTCCGCTAGTTTGTTCTTATCTTGTGCAAATTCAGTCAATTCAGCAGATATTACATCTGAAAGCATAGCATCCATAGCCTCAACGATCTGGGCTTTATCATTCTCATATCGACTAGCAAATTCTTCTCTCAATTCAGCAGTGATGTCATCACGTGCTTCAGCTAATCTCGCGTTCCATGCTTCGGAAATGCTTGTTTTTACATCTTCAGACAGTACCTCGGAGCCGAGAATTTTTTCAATTGTATTTTGAGCCATTTAATCTCTCCCTTATTCCTTAACGCAACTTGTTAATAAAATTAACAAGCTCATTCTGGAGGTACTTTTGTGCGCTTGGGTCATGTTTTACCGCAGTGGCTACATCCCAAATAGTTGATCCACGTCTGTGATTCATTATTTGTTCATATATTGGATCTGGATACGCATCTGGAGCACTTGGATTAGCAACGATATCAACCGTTATAATCTCAAAACCCGATACATTACCCGAATCGTCTACGTTGCCGCTGCCTCTTGAACTGACACCTAACTTAACACCACTTTCGAGTAGTGTTTTACATATATTGCCCATCGGTGTAGGCAACATTTTTAATTTGCCGATTCCATCATTTCCTCTCATGCTCATCTCAGTAATCATATGAGATACTCGGTCAAGGTTAATGTTTAAATCGTCTGGGTGGTCTGCTTCACCTAACACGCTGTATCCACCTTGTATTTTCTCTTGTAGCGATTTTACAGCTTGAGAGATTTCATTAACTGGATACACACGTTGGTTTTGGTTTTTCACACCGCCTTGGATGAAAATGCCGTTCATGTACAAGTCCTTAGAACCGTCGCTGTTAGCAACTGCTTCTGTGACAAGACCTGCACTTTGTGGCATGATCATTTCTCTAAGTGGTGTAATCATAAACCGTTACCCCTTTTTCACATTTGATAGTGGTGACGTAGACTTGGTAGCCTTTTCACGCTTAACAGGCTGAGATTTTAACTTCGCACCCGCTTCTGGACCCTTGATAGATTGCTTACTTGGTGCATTGACAGTACGACCCGCCTCTGCCTTAGTATCAGTCTTGGTCACTTTACCACCCATGTCATTCTTTTTAGCAATCGGAGATTTAGCTTTAACTGCTGCGTCACGCTTTACGTTAACAGGTTTCAGTTTTGCTTCTTCTTCAAGGCTTTCAAATTGCTCTTCTTCGTCAGAATATTCTTCATCAGACGTTTCCGCTTCAAAATCAGATTCAAAATCGTCTGCTTCAGCATCAAATTCTTCTTCGTCAGATTCATCGCCAGTTAATTCTGCAAATACAGCTTTTAATTCTGCAAGAGCATCTTCTACATTCATCATAGCTTCTTCTGCATCTGGTGCATCGGCTTCTTCATCAGAGAAATCATCTACCATTTCGTCAGACAAGTCTTCTTCTGCTTCTTCATCAGAGAAATCTTCTTCTCCTCCGAAGTCATTTACTTCATCATCTGACTCACCAAACATTTCTTCTGATTCTATTTCGTTTTCATCGTCTTCGATTTCTTCCGCTTCTTCATCCTTATCATCAAAGTTGAAGAATTCTTCCAACTTCTCTTCATGTGCTGTATCTTCTCCGATAATATCGGAATAGATAACACGAGACTTCTCAACGAAAATATCATGAAGAAGTGATTTAGCTTTATCACTTTCCTCATTAATCATCAGTTCGAGAACTCGTTCTAGTTTAGTTTTTTTCATTTCGTTAGCTCCTTAGTGAATTGAACAACATTTAAACATATTTTACAAAGTCTAGTTATTTATAACTTTTCTTATTCTTTTATGTTATAAAGGCATTAAAACAGCAAAAAAAACGCAATTTTGCGTTTTTATCGTAAATATCCAATATTTTTTAAATGCATATTACAATGGAGGCATACCATCACCACCACCATCATCTGCATTGTATATATCTTTCAATCCTTTATTGCGGATTTCTATTTCATATTTTTCCATCTCTCGCTTTTTTCGCAATTTATTTAGATGTCGTAATGTGATACGAGGAGCGCGAACCTGATCAATGCTCCTAGTAGTCATTCTGTCATCTGATGGTTCGTAGTATTCCTTTAGTACCTCTGAAAATTTCATTTATATCTCCTCATCTGGACTTGGTGGGGCTTCATCACCACCCATATCTTCGGTGTCTTCCATATCACCAATATCATCAAGATCGCTAAAGTCCATTTCGTCACCGTATTGAACTCCAACATCACCTAGACCCATACCCATTTCATCTTTACCAGTTCCACCCTGTTCTTCCATGACCATTCGCTCATTTTGAAGAATTTCATCAGGGGTCAATCCTAGATATTTCTCTAATTTAAATCTCTTACTCAAGTATGGGATTCCATCAATTGATTGGAATACATTAGCTCTTGCTGCATCAATATCAATTTCACGATATTGACTGAAACTTTGTGGATCATAGAACTTCAATTCAAAAGAGTTAGCATCTACGTGGAATCCTCTATTTTTTAAGAACAACTTGAATTCTTTATCAAATACTGGTTGTATAGTATTTTGTAAACGCTGACAATATTTTGTAAATCTGAATTCTTGGATGAATGCAGTACCTACCTTACCATCCTGATACGTAGAAGATTGTTCTTCTGGTCCAGTTGGATTATATGAACTAGGAACACGCAATGCCCTCATCATCTTGTTAGTGAAGAATTTTAAATCATCAATCTCACCCAAGTTAGCACCACCCGGTAACACTTCTACTTTGCTACCACGACCTTCAGCAGTCTGGGCAAAGAAATAGTCCTCCATCATTGACAAAGGATTGTATTGTGCATCAACCATATTTTGACCACCGCCAGTTTTATTTGGTATCCGTCTTTGATGAATTTCATTTTTAACACGCTCTACAAACCCCATCGCTTTATGGGTTGGCATGTTACCAACATCAATATAAAATACACGTCTTTCTGGTGCTCGTTGTACACGATAGATAATGATCGCATCTTCCAATAACTCTTTCTGCTTATACGTTTTGAAAATTGGGTCTAAAATACTTGTTCCAAAAGGCCAACTGACATCCATGCCCTCAGTCAACGCAATATGAACCACATGAGTGGAATCTACAACCGTCTCATCTACCCCATGGGTAGCAGCACCATTATAACTCTGTGGTCCCATAGTGGAAGATTGCGCTCTTGGACCACCACCAGTCAATCCACCATGTTGTTCAACTGGGTCTGTTGCAGTTTTGTTGGCAATGTTCAAATCAATATTATTAATAACATATTGCTCGATCTCCTTTGACTCATTTTCATTAATGACTGCACTCATTAGGTCGGCAGGATCGCAGTAGTGCAATATCCATGTTTCTGGATCACGTATGAATGGTTGATCACCATACTTAATTACATTTCTGAATGTTTTGAAAATTCGTCTGTCCCAATCATTGATATTGTTCCACTGACGAAGAGTTTGTTCTAACACTTTCGACTCGGATTCGGTTGGATCATTTTTCCATACAACTTGAAATGGTGAACCAGTATCGTCATCGAACTGTGTACTAAATTCTGCAATAGTATCTAGTGCAGCATTAATCTCACTGTCCATATCCATTTGGTCGTATTGGATGTATCGTTCAACGCGGTTAGGTATACCACTGTACAATTCAGGTAACCAACTCTGATACTTGTGAGTAGATCCGTTTGAACCACCTTTGCCATTAGCGGTTGGTTTTCCTTGATATACGGTAAAATGTTTTTTCCACGACATATAAACTGTTCTCTCTTAGTTGTGTTCTGTTATCTATTTAGTATTAATTATCTACCATCAATGCTATTAATCTGTCGATAGCAGAAATTATTTCCTTAGAACTTTCTTTACTTATCTGTGCGGCCAATTCCATGTTTGCACGAACGTTGGAACCATCTGCTTGCATATCGATGCCAGTAACTTGTTGTTGCATTTTAACAATATCTTCATACGACATTCTTTCTATTCCATTTGCAACTGTTGATGCTATGTTTGGATTGGATTCAATTAATTTCGCTAAATTATACTGGTACATTGCCAACTGCCCAGTAATAGCCTCTTGTTGAGATGCCGTTGCAATCATGTCTTCGTAATAATCGGCTCGGCCAATGTCGTCTCGACTATACTCACGAGAAGTAGTGTTATTATAACCACCACCATAACTAAAGGCGATAGGATTTACTGGTTTTAATTCAGGAGTTCCACCTGCCTCGCGAATGGCGTCTTCTTCGACCTTTTTCCGATATAATTGCACCAACATATTCTTGTTGGCTTTACCCAGATTATCGTAGTCACCCACATTAAATGTACTGACGAATTTTTTAAAAAGCTCATTATTTTCATCTACCGAAGTCTTAAAAAACCCAATGTCTAATCCTGCGTCTACTTGTGCTGCACCTACCGCATCTTTATTTCTCCGATCTTGGTTATTTTTGGCAATTTTTTCCATATCATTGCCAACTGCCTCATTTATTTTTTCTGTTAACCACTCCAATGATCTGACCATTGATTTTCCGACATTTTCAATATCAATGCCAAGAGTATCCAATGCTTTCATAGTCAATCCAGCCTTGGCTACTAATTTTACAGTTTCTATCGATACATCTAATCCTGCCGCCTGTAATCGTCCAGATTTTGCAGCCAAATCAATGATATTTTCTTGATCTTTTGCCATTGCATCAGTAACATTTTTCAATCCCAACCTAGCTATCCGCATCGACGATATGGCATTTTGTACCTCTGAAAACCCTTCAATCATATTATTTCTCATTAGAGATGCGGTCTCTCCCTGTCCAAATGTTAAATTACCCATCATCGAACCGACTTTCTGCAATACCATAGATTTGAATGCCTCCTTATCTTCGGTCAACATTCCTGCTTTTATCATATCTAAAAATTCCTGTGCTTCAGGAACAGATTGTGCAAGGGCACTGTTAACCACACCCATATCAACATTGGTTGCCAACGATTGGTTAATAGCATTCATCAGCATTGGACCAAGCTCTCCCCATTGTTCAGTGCCTAATTCAGATGCTACAAATTGAAGATTTTTAGCCACTAATTGTGCTTGTTCTTGACCATACTGTGCTGCTACATCCAATGCATTGTAGTTCACTGACTGTGCCTGACGGGCTGCCATTCGGTCTTTTACGTCCTGTCCATTTAGGTCAGCAAGGGCAAGTTGGGATTTATACACATCATTAAATCCACTCGCGGCCTTTTTTAATTGGGTTGATTCAGTCGCACCTCGCAATCTTGCCATCTCCATTTCGTCTGCCAATAATTCTCCATATTCTTTTGCAGAATTACCAAAATAACCAAATTGAGAAGCTGAATCCATTTGAGATTGGGCATACATTGCATAGTTTTCTGCACCACGCGCTGTATTATCCCCAAATAACCGCATTACCTTATGGTTTCTTGATACTAGATCACCAAATTGGTCTAGGTTTAATCCTAAATTCGCCGCGGACATATTCAATGACACAAAATTCGTAGCAACTCCCAAACCAGTATCCATAGTATCGGCCATCGATTTACTAAATTCTTGTGCCACACTTACGGTAGCACCAACTACAGAACCCAATGCAGAAAATATGGCGCCGATTGGACCTAATGTTTTAGCAAAAGCACCAACCGCCTTTAATCCAGTTTGGGCAACAGTTGCTGCTCGTGCCATTCCACCAGAACCTTCTGCTACGCCATCTAATGATTTACGCAGACTCTTTGTTCCTTTTGCTATCGTTCCCTTGTCTCCAAATGAGTCACCAATATTCTTTGATGCATCCGATATAGACGCACCGAATGTTCCTTTCGGAGATAACATATTTGCTACAGATCGCAGTTTATTAGAAATTATACTAGTAATGGACTCGTTATCTTTTTCCTTGTTATTTTTGTTGTTTTTAGGTGATGTTACGGTGTCTGTAGATTGATTCTGTTTGGCTATCCCACCCTCCAACGCCTTCACTGAGCGAATCAATGCATCATTTTGTTCATTGCTTGATTTGGTGCTAGTACCAATGGATGATAAAATTTTATCGAGTTTTCTACCACTACTAAACACACCACCAGTGGTAGCCTTTGCACTGTCGCAAATATCTATAAGTGATTTTAATCCCTTTTCACTAATTCCTTTGGTTTCTTTGGCTAGTTTAATAAATTCCTGTTGTGTTTCTTCCGTCGCCCATGATGGTACCCGTACCATTTCATCGCCAATGTGAATGTCTGTTGTGTTATTTGCCATCAATAATTTCCGTATTATATGCGTTGATAAATAATATTACCAATAGACGCTATAGTATTTAGCATCTATATATTTATCGAGGAAATTAACTACTATGAAAACAAATCCATTGGCAAGTCACTTTAGAAAAGTAGACATGTATGTACCATTACCAAGCAAAGGAAAATATTACGACTCACCGTTGGAGTTGTCAACCGATCTTGAATTGGGGATATATCCAATGACTGTACGTGACGAGATTGAAATAAAAAGCGCGGATGCATTATATAATGGCAATGGCCTATTCCACTTAATAGAAAGTTGTATTCCATCTATTAAAAATGCAGCCAATATGCCTATATGTGATGTTGATCCAATACTACTAGGCATAAGGCAGGCCAGTTACGGTGAGAATCTGGATATGATCCTCACGTGCCCAGAGTGTAAGAATGAAACTGAATATTCTATTGATATCCCATCGTTATTAACTAGAGTATCTGATTTATCTGGAGTTGATTCAATTGAAATTGGTGATGTTACTGTCAATATCAAGCCATATACATTAAAAACACAAATAGATGCCACGAAAAACTCACATAACAGTAAACGTGTCATTGAGGCTATGGCAGATGACGGGATATCAGAAGAACAGAAACGCCAACTATACAATGAGTATATTGCATCACAGGCTGTGGAACTTAGTGCAATGGTTTCCGATTCTATTGTGTCAATTACAGATGAAAATGGAACATACACTGACAAAGATGTGATCACTGAGTTCATTTCAAATATTGATAGAAGAAAATACACCAAAATTTCCGATGCAATCAATAATCTAGTAGTCGGTATATTTGATAAGAAAATATCAGGGACATGCAGTAATTGCTCTAAAGAAATTCATACTGAGATAGAGGTTGATCCATTCCGTTTTTTCATGTAGAACTCATGATGACAGCGCCAAGCAAAATTCGTGAGTTGATGACAAAATACAAGAAACAGCAAGAGATTATTGAGGGGAGAGTATTTGATATAGCATTGAATAGCCATATATCATTGGGGGATTTATACCAATGCAGTCCATACCAAATAAATGCTATCATGCTAAAATTGAATAAGATTATAGAATCAAGAAATGGTATTAAAGGGCAAGAGTATCTGTGATGTTTTAAGACGTAACTGTGTGTGGCGTATAAGGTGTTTTATGTTAGCTTGCGCTAACAGGCTTTTCGCTGTCGCTCAAGCCATTTTCTAATACATTTCTAGGCTCTAAAACAATGCAAATGTTGATTAACAAATTATCCCTATAATCTTTATAATGCTATATTCTCAGGATTTCCAGACACACTTAGCCTCTACGAAGCCAAGCGTGCCTGATCTACATTCTCGATCATCCCACCAGTAAACTGGTGTCACTCTGCAATGGAAAACCTTTTACGCAAAGGAAGGGCGGTTGAGCGATACCCTATTAAATCCGCTTTACAACGCAGGAACATCCACAATCATTGCAGCGTTTGTGGACTACCCGTAAGTTCCAATAGTCAGGAGAGCTTACTCGTTTTGATTTGTCAAATCAGCGTATAGACATGCAACTCACCAGATCCAGATCCTACAAGTAATACTTGGAACCCTCAAGGTGGATTATAATAATCGAATAGTGTTGCTTAATTAGCCAGAATTTACATGCCAGAGTTTTTAGATGGATTTGTGCCACAGAATGCGTGCCAGAGTTTGAAAAGC